CTGCAGAAAGAATAGTCTTATTAAGTTCTTCTACGTTGAACATACCCGGTGGTGCTGACTGAGAAAGTTGTAGAGCTAACTGAGCCATCATCATCCTGTGTGCAGATGAAGGTATGTTAGGATCAGATACAGGAATGATATCAATTTTACCATCAAAATCACTTCTATGTATCTTGATAGTACCGTTAGGTATATCACACATAGATTCTTCTGGTAGATATTCGTAGTTAATCCTACCTAATAATTTAAATTCATCTCGTTGAGATTTATGCAGACGCTTATGAATAGCAGAAAAGAACTTGCTTGATGCTTCAAGAAGCGCCATCGTTGTTCCTACTGGTCCGTAGCTTGCTGCATCAGAAACAACCTGTTCAGTTGTATCAGCAAACTTCTGGGCTGTAGCAGTAACGAAGTTAAGCATTTGGAAGAGAGTCTGAGAAGGTTCCTTGTAAGGAAGATTAATGATCATCTTAGAAAGATCATTACCTGTAGCCTCTACTTCTCTGAACTCACCCGGTGCAATTGGATCATTGTCACCTACAATCCTCATGCCTTTAGCTTTGAAACCACCGGGTAGATTAGCAAATTGTCCTGCATCTACCAAGCTACGCAGGGCAGCAGTTGCAGTCATCGTCAAATTACCAAGGAAGTGGATAAGACCCATACCGTAGAAACCAAAGCCCGGTACAAATCTATAGTGAGTAAAGAAGATTTTCTTTTCTTTACGCCTGTCATCTTTATTGTAGTTCCTTCGGATAGACAAAATCTGCTGGCTTTTCTCTTCAATAGAAACAATATATGGTAGAGCTAGTCCTTCTTCATCAGAGAAAGGATCGGGTAGCTCAAGATAGCAGTGCTGTTCTAATACTACATATTGTGGGTCGTGATCTCCAGAAGGAGACAGTCCCATAATCGTATCCATTTTCTGACTTATCGGAGCCATGTCCGGTGTTCCTGCTGACGGCAAGTCTATATCTGCATACATACCTGCTGCAATATCTCTTTTCATTTCTACTGGAGAACGATAGATAACATGCGTGTAGCGATCTGCGCGTCTTAGATCAGTAGCGTAGTAAGAAACATAGAACTGATCAATAGGAACAAATTCTGAAACTGGTCTATTAAGATTACTATCAAAGTAAATCTTCTTGAAGGCTGAACCAATCAAAGGCAAATGGAATAGCATTCTTTCAAACTCATCAAAGTATTCAGACATCTGTTCTGTTACCTGATAGTTCATAAACTGATCTACGCGATGAGCCTGATGTTCTTTCTCTTCTGTTATGTCTCCTATGATCTGGGACTTAACTGGGCCTGACGCAGGAAATAATTCTTGAGTAGCTTTGGATTGGAACTTAACTGCAGACTCAATAAGAACAGGATGCACTGCAGTACATGCACCTTCAAAGGGTTCTGAAGCTTCTTCCAGTTTTAATCCTAAGAGATCAAAGCCTCTTTCAAACATAGACTCCCACTCTGATCTGCTATCCTTATCAGCAGTAAAGTTCTCATAGACTTGGGAAGCAACATCTTCTAGAGTATCATCGTCTAGATCATCAACTAGATTTCTGTAGAACTCTTCTTCTGTTTCTTCTACTTGTTCGTCCGTTAATCCTTCGTCTTCGTTTGACTTAAACTCTACTACTACTCCTCCATCAGTAGGATCATACTCTATGCTTGCATCTTCACTGTCTGTCTCTGTTTCTATTTCTATCATAGAGACTTCTACTTCAGGAATAGGATCAAATGGATTACGTTCAGTTGCCATATTTATATCGCCTTTGCTGTGTAATTATATGGATTGCGTTCTACTACAGAACCGCCCTGCTTTCTTTCTTGTATTGTTACTTCTTCTTCTTCTTCTTCTCTTAGGAGAGGTTTAGATGCTCGTACAGGAAGACCAATTCCTGCTTCTTTATAAAGTCTTGAAGAATCTTTTTTACTTGGTTTTAAATTTGCTACAGCTTGCGCTCTTGCCCATTGTTCTTTTGTTCCAAATCCTACTGGTACTGGTAAATCTTTACCATCTACATCCTCTATTCTTACACCCTCTATACTTTTGTATCTTTCCAGTGCTTCGTCTGAAGCTTCCTTTTTTCTAGCATCAATTTTCTTTTTTGCTGCTTTTTGTTTAGGCGTTGTTTTTTTAGTTTTGATTAAGTCATAAGTTATAGGATTAGAAACATTCATATAACGATCAGCACCGGGAAGTTTTCCTATAGCATCTGTCTTAATTGCTTTTCTTACTTTATCAGGAGTACCAAATAAATCATGCTCATCATTAACAATTGTAGTTACCTTTCCTTTTTTATTTATAGCAGTCACGTAGTTAACACCACCTAACTCCCAAGCATCAGTTTTTCCTGATCCTGAAATGATAGCAGCCCGACCCTTTAAAACTTCATCAGGATTTAAAATTCTTAGTCCATTTTCTTGTAGACTTTCTAAAAATTTCTTATCAGAAGTATAAGGTTGTTTAGAAGAGAAGACAGATTTTTTAATATAGTTTAAATTTATTTCTTCTCCATCTAGTGTCTTATATACTTGTCCTTTCATGCCGGGGTCTAAAGTTCCTGCAGAGTGAGTATGCGTTCTTCTTATATTCATTTGATATGTTTTCTTTGGGTTCATCTTTTGAACCTTAGAAATTTGTTTGAATATTCCTTGGATATCTGCTTTACCTATATCTTCCCAAGATAAATCACCTACTGTATCGAAGTAGTCATCTACATTAAACTTGTTAAAAGTTTTAATGTGATCAATCTCATCTATATTTTTTAGTAGTCCTTCATGTAATCCACCACTAGCTCCGTGGTATTGTTTAGTCATAGAGCGAGATTGGTTTAATTGTCCCATAGCTTTTTTAGCAGCCTGAGTAGCTTTACGTCTTGACTCTGTAAGGTTATTTTCTAATTCAGCAAATCGTGGTGTTTTTCCCTGTTTTCCTGTAGAAGGATGAAACTTACCAGTATAAGCTTTCCTTGTATCTAATAAACTTTGCATCTCTTCTTCTAATTTTTTAATTTTAAAAGTTTCTTCTTTACTAACTTTTAATGCGTTCCTTGCTGCTTTTTGATCTGCAACACTAATATTAAATTCATCTTGTATTGCTCTGGATTCAGGACTGTATCTAGCCTTAGTTATATTACCTACACCTTCCGGTAAAGTTTTAGCCCAAGCTCCTGCTTTTTTTAATGGATCAGTTGTTTCATAAAAACCGGGTATGTCATTTCTTAAATTAGTGAAAGCTTTTTGTGCAGTTCTGGTAACACCTCCAGAAGGAACAAAGGGTATAAGACCTGCTCCCATCAGTGCAAGGTTTACCCAACTAGGATCATCATACAAAGCTTTTGCATCTGCCGCACCACCTACAATATCACCTATAATAGGAAGAGGTGAAGTAATTAATGCAGCCTTGTCAAGACCAGACATATCATCCCAGATATCTCCAGCGACATCCATTGTTTTGTCAACAAAACCTTTTTCTTCTTCTTCTTCTTTAACTGCAGGAGAAGGTCGAGCCTGTACTAATGATTCAAGTCCATTTGCCACGGTTATATTACTCTAGCCATTTGTATAAGTATCCTTGAATTTTAAAAACATATACTCATTTAAATCTGTGCTGTATCTTGTCCAGTTTGCTCTGCACACTTCTGATATATTACAATTGCATTCAGGACAAAGATAATCTTTCCATTCAGGTCTGATAAGATCGTGGTTTATTTTAGATTCATCTATAGAAACCATACTATATCACTAAACCCTCCAGTATGCAACTCTCTTTTGTCTTCTTGGATTAACATCGTCTTCCCAATCAGGATCGTCTGGATGTTCCATCCTCCAACTATCCTTGACGTAATGGATAGCCATGACCATTGCATCTACCTGATCGTCATGTCTGGCATAAGGAAACAGGATAGCTTCTTCGTATAGCTCATTGGCCCAAGCCTTACCCTTTGGTATCCATACTCGTCCTGCCTCAAGCAAAGGAGAAGCAGAGAAAACCCTTGATATCTTATCCTTGTCTGGCATGTATTCTAATACTGGTAGCCCGCTTCGTCGCATGTCTTGTATGAGAGACTGACCACTGGCTTTCTTTTCTACTAAACATATATCTGGTCTGTGCTTCTGATATTCTTG